CCAGCTTCTGCTCCGACTAAAGTAGAATAATATTCAGCCTCTCCATTCTTAGACAGTTTTAAGCCGTTTTCTCCATCAAATAAATAAGCACTATCTGCGTCTATATCAATATTTCCAGAAACAGTTATATCCTCACTAAATGTCCAAGCCCCTGTAATAGTTTCATTTGAGGCTTTAGTTGCTTTAGCATCTACTGCTGTCTTAACTGCTTTTTGAGAAGGATAATATGTATCTGAGTTGTCTGTAAGGTCTGTTTTTTTATTAGCTACTTTTTCATAAGTGCTATCAATATCATCTATTGTTTTTTTAGTAACGCCAAGTATCATCTTGTAAGACTTTCCTGAAATGTTTTTATCTGTGGCAGCTGTATCTTCTTGAGCTCTAGTAATAGTAAGAGTGTCTGTTGATATTCCTGTAACTCTAACTATTTCTACATTAGGGTCATCTGCTGGGTCTGGGTAATCTGTATGGTAGTTTAGCTCCGTCTCCGGCAACTAAAACAACCTCTGTGGCAGCATCATCATAGCCGGTTGATACATCTACTTTTACAAAATTCTTTGTGTTGTCCATATTAGCTAAACTTTATTTTATAAGTGGCTCTTAGTCTATCTCCGTCAACGACTGATTGTGTTGTTGTTAGCTTTCTTCCTAGCATTGTTCCTCCCGAAGAAGCATTAAACACTCCCACTTCTTCAACATCTTTTGTTCCTGTAACTTCCCATTGTTTGTATAATTGTAATGTGTCGTTGGTAACTGTTGTAGTAACCCTTGTAACAGTAGCAGAGGCTCTTTCTAATCCACTATCTGTTATTTCTGCTTGTAAGGTAGTATGAGCAGCATTCTCTGCTGTTGAGTCTGTCCCTAATGCTAGATAGGTAAAAGGGTCTGCAGATAATCCCCCTGCTAAGTTAGGTAAAATAGCCAAACCAGCATTGGTGATTGTGTTCTTAAGAAAACCTGTATCCCACTTAAGATTTCCATTTTTATCATAGCATACAAGTCTTACTTGTCCCGATAATTTTAATCCGTCTTTTGTTTTCATATTATTTTATATGTTTGTTTGTGCAGATGGAGTTATTCTTCTTCTGACGTTTCTGTGACGTCTATTAAAGTGTTTTTCCAGGTCTGCTTTTTTTTCATTTAATATTTGTGATAGTTTTGTAAATAAGTCTGGCATTCCGAATGATATAGATTTATCTCTGGCTACTCCCATAGCTATTATGTCGTGAAATTGTGCTGGTATTCCTGGCTCTTTAGTGCTATCTGTAACTTCAAACTGATCTATATCTCTCTGGGCATAAATTAGTAATCCATCATCTAAGGTAACTTCACTAGCATCTGGTTTAGGATATAATCTCAAAACATTACTTACTAATGAGTAGTATTGTGGTAATCCTTTTTCTCCGTGTATATCCATTTGTGAATCTAATTTATCTACCGGATGAAGTAAAACTTTATCTCCGTTCTTATCTAGGATTTCTACTCCTCTAATATCAAATACGCTTGTTGGCAAGGTATATTCTTGTTTATCGTCTACTATGTCTGCCGTTCCTATTGGTAGCTTGTCATAGTTGGAATCATCAAACTGCCAAGTATTTTGGTTCTTCCATATCCATTCGTTAATATCTCTATACCAAACATTAGCCGACTGTATAAAGTCCTCCTTTGTAATCGTGGTAGAATCATTTATAGGCAACCCTAAAAGACCAGTTGTTCTATGGTATAAAGACTGACTTTTGTCACTCTCTAAATAAATTTTCATTTTGTTTCTATTTCTTTTAATTTATCTTCTAACTCTTTAATCCTTTCTAACGAATTATGCGTTATAGCATAAAATGTTTTTAAGTCTATTGTTTTGTAATGACTACATACATAGTCTAAATTTGTATATATTTTAAATCCTTTTTCTTTAGCCTTCTGACAGAATGCTATGTCTAGCCCGAATAATTTAATTCCATCTGGATCATATTCATTTAAAAAAGGTGCTTTTACTTCTTCACATACTTTTCTTGATAATAAGATACAGCCTGATCCGACAGCGTCTACTTCTACAATTCCATCTTTATCTGAAATATCTATTGGGGTATAAGTTCCGTCTGGCACTCTATCCCAAGCTACTGGCATAACCGTTCTCTGATAAACAAAACAAGTAGCTGACATTACGTCTTTCTGAAAATCTGCCATATTAACCACTGATGGTGGTGGCACAATATCTGAATCTATCATTAAAAGATAATCATAGTCTTTAGCTAGAAATCTTTGAACTATCTTGTTTCTATTATTTGAAATTGGTGCATCGTCAGGAAACTCTATTTCTACATCATAATCTGGGGTATTCTGCATGTGTAATAAACATTGAGTTAAGCCTGTCGCTATTTCGTTTTGATTAAGCACACTTACTAATATCTTTTTTTTCATAGTTGTTTATAATGTTATTATTCTCCCTAATTCTCCCCAAGGACTTCCATTCCATATATGGGGAGGAATTGGTTTACTTTTTTTAATATATTTTGTTGGTATTGTTGTTCTTGTTGTTATCATTGTTCCATCTGATACAAGCTCTACTCCAATGACCTTTTTAGCTACTCTTTTTAATTCGTTGATAGCGGTTTCTACATCTTTGGGTTCTAACATACAAATTAAGGCGTTGGTAAATGCTATATCAAACTCTTTATCTTTAAATGGTAGCTTTCTGGCGTCTCCTAGTAAAACTTCCCCTTTTATTTTTTCTCTTCCAAACTTTATTCTATCTGGGTCAACATCTATTCCTGTGGTTTTAACATTATATCTTTTTTCTATTTCATATAAGTTGTCGCAAGTTCCACATCCTACTTCTAGTATGGTCCTAAAGTCTTCATCTTTTAATTCGTCTGCAATAATCCTTTTATTTGGGTGTATCTTTGTTTGTCCAAAGGTTTCTAAAATATTATCTTTGTCTGCTTGATAATAGAATTCATTTCCTTTAAAAGGATGGTCATATACCGTTGATATATTAGCATTATGTGTCAATACACAATATCTTCTTCCTGGCATTTGTATTCTGTCCATTTTGGCTAGATATTCGTGGCTTTTCAATTGTTTAATAAAATCAAAGTGCTTCTTTGGGTTGTTAAATGTTTCTTCATCTATCATTAGGGCATAAAAAGGTGGTGTTGTTACCGGATTCCATTCTGCTAATTCTCCCAAACTTTCTGAATAAACATATCCTAACTGGTGGGTTATTGCTACATTTGGCTGGAATTCTATTCTCTTAACAGAATCAACCACTTCTTTTGAATACATATCATCTGAACCTAAGTTTATCAGCTTAACATTTCCCTCTATATTTAATTCTTTTAAACTTCCTTCTATTCTTTTTAAAAGTTCTACTTCCTCGTTTTCTTTTTTATCATCCCATATTGTAATACCGGAATATGTAAAAATATGTTTGTGTGGTATTTTTATTGTCTTGACCAGTGGGTTGTCTCTCTCCTCTGGTCGGAATGATAGCCATATTATAAAATCTTTCTCTGTTTGGTTTAATAATGAATTTAATGTGTAAGTGTGGAATAAATCAATTCTTCTTTTAAACCAATCATCTCCACGATAACCGTTTTGTAAGCCCAAGCCTGTGAATGGGATATTTATTAAAATTGTTTCTTTCATATTTGAACTATTAAAATTCTTGTTTCTGTGTCTACTTCTTTTGTAGGTTTGAATATAATCTTGCACTCTTTTTCTATTCCCTCTAAATCTTTTTTAACTGTCATTGCTTCTGTGTTTGGTATGTAATCGTGAAATAATATATATCCCCCTTTGACTACATGTTTTTTCCAAGCCTCATAATCTTCTCTTGCCTTGTTGTGATTTCCATCTATAAATAATACTTTTATTGGTTTATCCCACTCTTTGGCAATTTCTACTGAGTATCCACTTATCTTTATTATTTTTGGACCATCTACTTTAATTAGATTAAGATTTTCTCCATTATCTATGGTATAAACTTTGGTAAACTCTGAAGCTATTAAAGCTGAACCCCCTTCGGCTGTTCCTATCTCAACATATTGGTCATCCGCTTTCTTGGCGTATTCTTTAATTACATCAATATCAAATTCGTTTAATTGAGTATGAATACTTTTGTCTTCGTATAATATCTTTGTTCCAAACATATTAAAAATATGATGTGATGTCGTTCCACGAAACAAATCTAATTGCACGATCATCCACATAAGCTGTTGCTCTGACCTTTCTATTTGTGGCTTCTTTATCAAATCCATATCTCTTAAGCCATTCATTTACATTATCTAAGTCCTCTCTGGCTGTGCTTATTACTATTTGACGGCCTTTGCTTTCTAACCAGCGAATAGCAGGCAATGCCCCTTCTACTGGTTTTCCAGTAAGGTTATCTCTAATAACTCCATCAAAGTCTACGGATATAATTATTGGTTTTGGGTTTTTCATACTTGTTTATAATTTTTTAAGTTTTCTATAAATCTTATTAACCAGCACATATCTTTTACTTTTACTCCTTTGCCATTAACTAAGTCTTTATAAACCTCAATATGCAAGTTCTCATATGCTAGATTATCTTTCTTAGAAAAGTTAAACTCTTTTCCATCCACCTTGAATATTCTTCTTTGATTTTCTCGGTTTTCTTTGGTTGATAGTTGAAAATTACAAGTGTATTTATCTCCCCAAATTGTTCCTTTGGCAGTCTTTCCAGTAAGCTCTGTAAGATTAGCTTTCTTTGGCTTTCCAAACACTGTGAATAAAACATCAAAGTAATGTATTCCTAGATTAAACATTATTCCCCCTGAACGCATTTCATCTCCTTTCCAACCGTTGTAATACTTTTCATCTCTATAAACTGATATGTCCATATCTATATTCTTACCTTTCATTTGCTTTAAAAACTTGTGGTGTCTAAGCTGTAATACCGTATAAATATTATCATATCTTGATAAATCTTCTGCATCTATTGATCTGATAGTTATTGGCTTTTCACACAATACCATCTTTCTTTTCTTAGCATGCTGTAATGCATATTTATAATGGGTATCATTTGGCGTTAGTATTACCACGCAATCTTCATCCGTATTCAACCCAGTTATTGTCCCTACTTTTTGGATAGCTTCTATGTGGGTTGGTAAAATAAATCCTGTTCCTATAATTGAGAATTTCATTTTGGTATTGTTACTATTTTAGCGTCGTAATATCTTATCATTGTTTTCCCCAGTTTAATCTTCGGTGGGATAACTCTTTCTCCTAAAGCTAGCTTAACCATCATTTCTGGCAAGTTTAATCCACTGGCTATGTCTAGGGGTGTTCCTCCTGAGGGTAATCTGTTATTTACATCAATTACTACCGGACTCTTTCCTTTAATGGATTGGACATTCCAAGCGCCTACTAGTTTTAATGTTTCTACTACTTTTTTAGCTATTCCTTCCATTTCTTCATCTTTTAAGGTTGTAGCCTTAATGCAAATTCCCCCCTTAGCTACTTCTCTTTTTCTACATAAGCAAGAGATTACTTTCCCTTCTAAATCAGAAATACCATCTACACAATATTCTTGTCCCTCTATAAACTCTGATAAAAATAATTCTGGTGACTTCTTTCTATCATATTCTTCTTTGTTTCCTATTTTAGAAGTATTTTTAGACCCACTGCCAGTAATTGGTTTTAGCATTGCTGGGAATGTGGCTCTTTCATATGTCTTTGGTACTCTTATTCCTGCCTTTTTTAAAACATTATAACAAACTGGCTTATTGTCTGTGATCAGATATGTTTCTGTTTTAGAAAGACACATATTTAGACCTAAGTCTCTAAAAGCATCTGTGAATTCTGATAAAACTAGAATATCCTTAGAATGTGTTGGAAAGATTACATCTATCTTTTCGTGCTTACATACTTGCATTATTCCTGGCATAAAAGCTCTATCATCTGCTTTTGGAAAGATATATTTTCTTTTGGTCATCCATAGACCAGCTGATTTTATATCTGCGTCTCCTGATATTAAGTTATATTTTCCTTTAAGTGATTTAATAACGTTGATACCATTTTGACTACCAACTGATGTGATTAAAACATTTTTCATGTCCAAGAATATTTATTAAATTTATTTACCCAAATATCTCTAATGTTATTTGGTTTATCTTGTTTAGCCAGGTCGTTTAATCTTTCTATTAATTCTTCTGTGGTTTTATAAGTCCAAATTCCATCGTATGGTATTTTAGAAATAGGATATTGCCCTAATAAAATACTTTTAGAGGTTACTTCTGAAAAGCCATCATGCTCATTTGTTCTTAAGCCACATTGATATTCCCTAATTTCTTGATTAAATTGGTCTTCTGGAACTCTGCCGTGATAAACAATGTTTGGTGTTTCTGATAAACTTTCTCTTTTATCTGCTCCGTAAATATGGAAAGTGAAATCTGGAAGTTTCTCTGCTATTTCTTCTATTAAATCCCAACCATATTCATCTTCTCTTCTAGCGTGGCCACATAACCAAACGTGTGGTTTTTTACTTGGCTTAAAAGATACTGGAAATTTATCAAAATCACATAAACAAGATGGAGCTACTTTTGGCTCTATTCCTGCTCTCCTTAAATTTTCAGCTTCTACTTCATTCTCGCACCAATGTTCTGCTTCTGGGAATAGTTTAATTATTCTTCGGCTCTCGTAATTGCTTAGTAATCCTAAAATATCTGACCCACACCAGAATACTCTCTTTTTACCTTTATGCCGTAGATAAGTATCAAAGTCTCCTTTCGTGTAAAGACCAAAGAATACTACATCTTCATTATTTTCTGTCCAACCCTTCCATTCCTCTAAATTCCAAGTCTTCATTGCTCGTTCTTTAAAACCTTCTACTGATAAACTAATTCTTATTTTTGGTTTGTTTGGCATATTGATAATAATTCTTTTAACCTATTTTTGTAAGAGAATTGTTTAACAAACTCTTGCCCATCTGTTTTCTTTCCGTCAATGACATCGTTTATAATCTCAATCAATTCTCCTGGTCGCTTATAACCAAAGTAATGTTTTTCTGACACAAATCCTTCTTCTTTTAATCCCTCAAGTTTGGGATAAACTGCTATTCCTCCGTGAGCCAATATCTCATAAATCCTGTTACACCAGTAAAAGTCTTCATTTGGTTGGACTGGAGTAAAAACCATTTTGGCTGAAGTAATTAAATCTGCTAAATCTTGCCCATAAACATTGTTAAAGATTTTAAATTCTTTACCATATGTCTTTTTAAGCAAGTCTATAAAAGGTTTTCTGAATCCGTGAATTTCGCCATAGTAGGCTATTTCACATTTATATTCCTCTCTTGGTTTTCCTTTAAGTGGTTTAGGCGCTCCTGCGTGTAATTCATAAACATTTTCGTATTTATGTCTCCTTGCCCAGTTACCATCATTTAAAAATGTATAATCTGTCAAGGGTATAATCTCTTCTAATGTCCGGTTGTTCAGAAACCAACCTTTATCTAAAAACCAACAAACCTTTTTACATTTAATTACTTGTAAAAGTTGTTTTAACCTTTCTAGGGATATTGTGTAGTTTATTTCGCTATCTGTATAAATTCCTCCTTGGTGGAATAAGAACATATCAAAACCATTTACTTTTTCTACCAATTTATGAATATCAAATTCTTGATCATTTATTGTCTCTACTGTATGCCCTAATGTTTTCAAAGAACTTTCTATTTCTTTTGTAAACCCGTATTTTGGGTCATTTGTTGTGAAATATAATATTTTCATTTTGTCATTTCTTCCCGCCCTGTGAAGTGGGGTTCGGGATTCCACTCCACAGAAACGACTAATTATTATTTAGCTACTGCGTAAATCTTAACGCCTCCTGTGGCATCTAAGATTTTAACACCATATGCCAGATCTCCTACTAATCTTGAGTATAATCCATCTCCTTTAATTAGTTGAAGTCTTGGCCCTGATGCCATTCCATCTATGTTAGCAAAAGCATAAGCTACTGTTCTTGGGTGAACAAGGAAGTTTGTTTCCTTGATGCCTAGAACTTGTTCAGGAACTTGGACTGTTAGAGTAATTGGAACTCCAAACAATGATCCGTGTTTACCTGTAGCCATTGGGGCGTTTCCACCTCCAAATGCACTCGCGTCATAAATAGCGCTTCTTTCCATAAGTTGCCAATAAGATTTAGGACCAAAGATCCATAGTAAATCTTCTCTTGGAACGCTGTATGAGTCAATAATTGACATTGCAGTTCTACATTTAGTAGTAGTCATAGTAGATGAATCACCAACTCTTAGTGATAAACCATCTCTAGCTTCTTCTAAAAGAGCAGTATCAAATGTTTTTGAAAGATTGTGGGCAATAGCTTCAGCATATCTTTTTTGAACACTATACTTACTTGCAATAACAGCCATATGGTAATCTGTAAACCTTAATGAAAAGGCTTTCCAGTTATCAAGCACTAATTTAGTTCTTGAATCTGCGACTAATCTATCTGTTAATTCTCCTGTAGATGTTGTTACATCTGAAGGTGCTGATAATTCGCCCAGACCTGGGATATAAATTGTATCCCCACCAGCTGCCACATCGTCAGAAAAATCTGCGAAGTGAGCACCGGCAACTAAATTTTGTTTAAAGAACATTTTGACATAATCTGAGTATATCTCAGGTGTCCAACTTCTGTGTGTTCCGTTTGCCATTTAATTATTCGTCTCAGTAACCTGATTTCCCCTCACTTGAAGCCTTTTTAAACCTTTCCTCTAAGACTTTATCAATCTCTTCGGCAGGAGTATCGGCTGATATTCTCTTTGAATATTGAGAAGAACCAGCTTGTGAAGACGAAGGTATTTTATTTTGTTCTGCGACCTTTTGTCTTCTAAAAGCGATATAATCGCTTTCTGCTTTTGCAGCGTCTTCTATGGACAAGCCCTTTCTTTGTGCGACAGAGGCAATGTGGTCAAATTCTTCTTCGTTGTAATCCCTATTCTTAATAAGGAAATCAACTTTAGAACGCCATTCATCTTCCCCTGCAGGTGCTGATTGAACAACTTTTGGTTGTTTTTTTAGCTCCTCGTATTTTTTGCGATAATGCTCTTTTTGAGCTAGGGCAGACTGCAAGTCTTTTGATTTAAGGTTTTCTCCTTGAGTTTTTTGAGGTAACTCTTCCTCTTGGTTTTCAACGTCTTCGTTTTCTTCTAAATCAGTATTTTCTACTGGTTCAGTTTCAGAAACCTCAACGTCATTTTTTTCTTCTTCCATTTTGATTTATGTGTTTACTCACGTTTGGTTTTTTTACGGGCTTTGCTGCCCAACGACATCTTTTTAAACTCCTTAAACTCCTTAAACTCCTTAAACTCCTGTAAAACCCCCCTTTTTGGGAGTATCATACTTAATATTTTTAACAACGCTTATCCATCCATCAACTTCATCTGCTACTCTTGATAATTCTCCTTTCTGGTTTATATCTTTTTCTTTCCAGATAGCTATTTTTAAATGTTCTAAATACTTCTCAGTAATAGAAACCAATTGTGTTCTGTTATTGATAATAAATTGAATTTCTTCTTTTGTTAGCTTCATATTGTCATTGTTTCAGGTGTTATCATTGTCTCTGTTGGTTGTGATGCTGCCACTGATCCACCAACTTGAGCCTGTTGATCCTGCATTACATCTTCTGGCTTTTTACTTGTAGTAGGAATATCTAGTGGAGATAATCCCATTGAAACAAATAACTTTCTGAATATTCTAGCTACCATTGGATCATGCCATATTGTTGGGTTTTGTGCTGTAATTTGAGCCATCATTTGATAAATCTGAGCCTTGTAATTACTATCTACTGATTCTCCAGTAATATCTATTCTCATATTGTATTTAATCTTGTCGTAGTAATCTTTAGGAATTACCAGTTCTCCTTTTTTAATCCTTTCTCTTAGAATGGCTTTTGTCATTTCCATTTCTACTTTATTCATTCTTCCATAAGTTTTCATTTTGTCTGCTACTTTTAGGTCAACAATTCCTTCTAAGAATGTGTCTGATTTATCGTCATCTGATAATATAGATTCTATCATTATTTTATGTTCTGGTCTTTTGGCTTTTTTGAACTCAGGAATAATCCAATCGGTGATTACTTCTTTTAAGAACATTCCTAAGTTCTCTCTTTTTTGTTTATAAAATCCACCAGCTTGTTGCTGTTGCATAAAGAGTGCTCTGAAAGGAACGCCTGATGTTGATCCTTCTCCAGTAACTGGGTTAGATGAGAATGTTCTTCGGTAAGCATTCCCCTCATATCTTTGTTCCTCATAAGAATAAGCATTCAAATTATGCTCTCTGGTGTCTACTCGGTTCAATCCATCTAGAGAAACGATTATCTCTCCATTATTTACATCTGAAAGCAAATTAGTTTCAATGCCAGAGTCTCTGGTATGAAAGATATTCTTTGAACTCCAGTGTAACCCTTCTGCTTTGTAATTGGCTATTCTGTTTAAGTAAATTTGCTCTTCAAATAGTTTTTCTACCTGTCCTCTGCCAAGAAGTCTTCCTGGCAGTGATTCAAATGCCAATCCTTTATAGATATTATCTAAACTAGCAGATGCAAGAACGTCTCCGTATTGTGAGATTACAAAGTAATTATTTCCCTGGACCATTCCTTTTGGAAACCATGCTTCATAGACTATAAACTTAGGTCCTTTCTTATTATCTGCTTCGTATTGGTTTATCGTTGCTTGAACATTATCCCAACTCAGAGAACGTGCCTCTGCTTTAAAATCTTCTACTGAGTTGTAAAAGTGTAATTCAATAACCGGGGTGTCATTTAATGAGTAAGCGTCTGGTCTAAAGATTACATTCTGAATGGGGACTGTCCTTACTTCGTCTCTGACTTTCTTAAGAATTAAATGCCCATACTTTCCTAATAAGTAAGGATACTGATTTAGCTCTCTGCCAAAGTATTTCAACTTCATCCACATTTCCAGTTCCATTCTCATAACCATAGAACCATAAGCAGATCCCCAATCTTCTGGGAATATCTTAATGTTTTTAGTATCTACATCTAATTCTTTGGTAGTAACGTCTACTGGTAAACTATTTATATTATAGAATGTTTTTCTCTGTCCTAATGAATCCAAGTCTCCATCTCGGTATTGCGAGATGTAATAAAAGTCTATTAGTCTTAATAACTCTGACTGGTTTTGAACAAATCTTGGAAAAGAGTCTGGTTTAAAATCTCGGAAGTAACCAATTTCTTTTTTAATATTTCCCAAAACCTCTTCGTTGGTATTGTTAGTTAGCTTAGCTTGTTTTTGATATATTTGGTTTATCATATTATATAAAATTATATAAAAGAGGTTTTTTTCTTTCTCTTAGTGCTTAGAAACTTTTGTATTTGTGTTTTTTGTATTGGCTTAATTGTTGGTAATCCCCAAATGGCTAACGCTACTGCGTCAACTCCGTCATCGTGATATCCTTTGGGTGCTCCATATTTAACATTTCTTAATTTTTCTCCTGTTCGTTCATTTATGTATTCGTATTGAAAGGCTTTAAACTCATCTACCAGCCATTCTATTTTTGGTATTCCGATATATTGATTATCTACAAAGACCATTAGCTTACCGATTAGCTCTTCTTTTGATTTTCCGCTAAAAGTAAAGTCTTCTACCATTATCCCCTCTCGGCTTAAATCCTCATAAATTGACCTTCCTACCCCCGTTGCGTCTATTACTAGTCTTGCATTATAACGTTGGCATCTGGCGACAATGTGCTGTTTTTGTAAGGGATAATCCATTCCTCTAAAGCGATCAACGCTGACAATCTGATTATTCGTTCGGTCCAAGATTACCATTACTGTATAATCATCTACTCTTCCTAGATCAACTCCCATTACGTACTGATGACCAACCTCTGGCTCTTTCGGCACATAGTTAATCAGGCAGTCTTCTATCTTTTTAAATACCGTTCCTGCTTCATCTACAAACTCTGCCATATATTCCTGTCTGAAAAGTAGGTCTGGTGTTACTTGCTTAATTTCATTTAAAGTATCTTCGTCTGTTTCTACTCCGTCTAGGGTTGTGTAATGAAACGCAGCTCCTTTTTCCTTTAACCTTAAATAGGTTCTTTGAAACCAATCTTTCCCCCTGGGTGTTCCGATGATATAAGTTTTACAATTCCTAGACTTGGCTATTGTTAGAGGATAAATATACTGGTGGTATATCTTCTCTGATATTAAAGGTGCTTCGTCAATAATTACTAAGTCCAATTCTTCTCCTAACATTGAAAAAGGTTCAGTGGCACTCTTGCATTGAATCCATACTGATTCTGAAACTCTGAGTGAAGGCTGTGGTCGTTCTGAAATAAACTTAGCAAATCGTTTATCAAACTCTAGTAAGAATTTAACTACATATTCAAACACTTTCCGGGACAGTTCGTAAGTCGGGGCTACTATCCATATCTTAACTGAATTCCTTTGTCCCTTCCTAATCTGATTTAATGCTTCTAAAAATTCCCTTCCTATAATAGATCCACATAAAGCAGACTTTCCAAACCGTCTCCCTGCCACCACCAACACTTCACGATTATTACACTTTAAAACTTCTTTCTGTTTCTCGTGTGGATGCCATTTTATCGCCTGAAAATATTTAGCATCATTCATAGGCATGCATTATTCCAATGACCCTAATTTATCAAACAATCCAATAATTTTTGATTTATTGGCAGGGTATCTGTCATTCAGTTTTAAAATCTCAATACTGGCCTTTAAGCGATTATCTTTGTCATCATTCATCGGATCTGCTAATTCATTTAAGGTAAGTAATGCCTTTTCATCATCGGCATATTTAGCCTGAAGTTCTTTCCAGCCAAGAGATCCTGTTAATACCTTTGGGATTCTAGAAGTTTGTTCACTAAAACCAACCTCTCTCATTATTCTTCCCATATAAACAGGTTTGTTTTCTTTTACTACTTCCATCTTACGCTTAAATGCTTTTTTTTGTAGTTCCGTTGGCATTATCTTTTGATTCCTTAAGCCCTTCAAGTTTCCCCTTAAGAAATAATAAATTATCACGCGTTTCCTGAAACTTGCGCTGTAGTTCAACTAAAAAAGATTCCATCTTATTGATGGTTTCCTGAAGTTCCTGAAGGCCCTGAAGGCCCTGGGTGTCCTGGGGTTGAGAAATATCTTTATTTTTATCCATTATCACATTATAGCATATTTTTAAGCAAAAAGCAAATGAAGTGTAGGGGTATATGAATATATGAGTATCTGGGTATCTGTCTATTTTTAGAATTTACTGTTTAGATGGTATACAGACATTTATTTATTTATATAATGGGGTATCCACCCCCCCCTATCCGAGTATATTTACCTTTCTATCCCATAAACCCCTTAAAATGCCCTTTTTAAGCCTTCTAGCGCCTATTTATATGTTATTTGATATTGGTTTTATGTGTTTATGTTAGTTTAATATGGGTATAATACTTATTATACTCACTTTATTTGTGCTTTTTAGCGTGTGTGTATAGTAAAAGTATAGCTGGATAACCTAGATAACCTAGATAACCTGTCTAACCTAGATAACCCTTAATAAACACATGATAACCATAATAACCTTTAATACCCCTTAATAACCTTTAATACCCATACAACCTTCTAATTAACTATCTCTATCTCTTTACTCTCTCTCTTTATAAGAAACTATCTCCCGGCGGACTTCTTTATATGCCCATATAAACATCTACACACATACCCGTTTCATAATCTATCATAATTTATCACTCATAACTTGTCTTTTAAGTTTTTAATATATAAATTCCATTTATGAGCTTCTCTTAAGGATAAAAATGTCTGCTTGTCAAAGTCTATGTCTGTTGGCACTATTCTTGCTTCAACTTCTTTGCCGTCTTTTGGAATTCTTAAAATCAACCTTTGTTGTATTTTATCTAAACCCATTTCTTCTAAACAAATCTGATATGCCGCTGTCTGTAAATAAGCATCTTCTGAAATCATTGAAGATGTTTTAAAATCTCCTAGTGTTAGCTTTCCATTAACTACTGCCAGAAAATCCATTGTTCCTGCAAACTTATATTTATGACTGGCTACTATCATTTCTGACTTTAACCATTTAACTTTATTTTCTTTTTCCCAGTCCATAAATGATTTAATAGAGTTTTTGGCTTCTTCTTTTTCTAAAACAGCTAGTGTTTCATCACTTAATTTTATTTCTTCTCCTAGTGTCTTTTTAATATATGCTTCTAAGTAATCATGAACTGCACTTCCTATGTTTAATGCTTGATCTGTTCTTTTAGTATGAGCCTTTTTACCTTCCATTAAAAGTTCTTTCCATTCTTTGTTTGTAATTCCTTGAACATCTTTCAATTTATCTTCTAAAAACTCATACATCATTTTAACTGTCCACCATTTTAGAAAGTCTTTTTGTCTTACTTGTAAAATAGTAGTAACCCCTGTATATAGTTCGTTGTCTTTTGTCTTATAAGTATGGCTACCATTTACTAGACATTTAATTATGTTTGGTTTTTTTATCTTCATTTTTATTTTATAGGAGGAAGAACAACCGTTACCGAGATCCTTCCTCCTCCTATGTAACCGTTAATTTTCCCGTTAATTTTCTCTTAATTCTCCTGCACACTCCCCACAAATTGCGTTCTCAATGTAGTAAGCGACTGGTTCACCACATTTTTCACAAATTGGATTGTCTGGAGTATTTTTATTTTCTTTTTTTATTTCTTTTAACATTAACTCTTTATATTTTTTCTTAATTTTCTCAAAGAACGCTTTTATTTCTTTGATTTCTTCATCTTTACCTTCTAATCTGCCCATATTAAACCCTCTTGAATAACCCATTTCATAGGCTTCCTCCCATAACTTTCTCATTTCTTCATTTAGTTGTTTTTCGTAATTCATATTTTTTTATTTCTTTAGTGGAACAATGATTATGAAATGATCCTAAACTTTTCCAACTATTTCTTTCTTTCTTTTGTAACTCTACTTCGTTTCTATAAATAGGACCATTGCAATATTGGCATATTTTATAAGTCATTTTATTAAATTTATAAAAGGTTTATGAGTTTTAAGTATAATGTCCGACATAACATTATCTCTACAAACTTCTGCTGTATGGTTTTCCATACAATCTAATGCTAATAATAACCACATAAAGAAAATTGCAAAGTAGATTATTATTGCTATTGCTATGATTGTTAAGATTTTCATTGTTTTTTTAGTTTTCTACAACTACGACCTTTATACTTTCATTCTATCAAATCACAAAACTTTGTCAAGTCTTTTATGCTTTACTACTTGTCTAACCCACTCATATGATCTATTTAGTTGATTACCGACTGCTCTTAAACTAAAACCTTCCTCATATAATTTATAGGCTTTTTCTTTTAATAGGTTTAAATCTTTTTGTTTTTGTTTTGATAATGGCATATATCTTTATTATAATCATTTCAAAAAACTTGTCAATGGTTATTAATATCATTTACCAAAAACATAATCAAAATCTTGTTGCTCTTTTTCTGGTAAGTTTGCTTTCCATTTCTCATGTCTTTCTTTTACTGCTGGGTCTGGTTTTATTTCAGCAGAGGGAACAGGAATTGAACCTGCCACACCAACTTTTGGAGAGTCAGTCGCCACCTTGGAACATTTCCCCCTATCAGAAAGGCACTTCATAGTTTTTTAATTATATCTTTTCTTTGGGTTATTGGGTCTGGATAAGGTATTTGAGTTGCCCACTTTAAAAACTTTTTGTTTATTTCTTTTATTATTCTTTGTCTTTCTTGTTTCTGGGCTTCTTTATAGGTTTGTTCTATAAGGGTGTCCACGAAAAGAAATACCCTATCAAATGCCTCTCGTAATTCATCTTGATAAAAGCAACCCATTGTCATTTCGCGAAACTCTTTATAACTCATTACATCTTTTTCAAACTCCTTCCTTGCTTTCTCTTGTAGTTGTTTAATGTTCATATTTCTTTATCTTGTTTAATATTCTTTTAATAATAATATCTGCTTTTTTTGGAAAGCAAATTAATTCTATTAAATCTTTATTAAGTTCTTCTAAAAGCTCGTGTAGTTTCATTTCCATATTATATCTTTTTCTTTACCAATAAACTCTAACCAATCGCCATCTTTATTTATAACCCACCATTTGCCGTCTTTCTTTGTTTGTCTCATTTCCATTCCTCTAAAATAAGGTTTCTTTTTATTATAAGAAAGAGTGTTCTTCTTCTTGTTATTCTTATATGTTCTTCTTTGTTGCTCAGAAGCGACCCCCTTTCGTTCCTTTTGAACACCCCTTTGATTACTTTTGGACACCCCCTTGCTTTCAGACAGGGGTTCTCTTTCAAACACCCCTTTGTTAAAGTGGTCAGTGTTTATTTTCCAAATGTCTTTCACAATATAGGTTTTTATTTGTTGGACACCTCCCTTTGTCATCACTTCCCTTAATCCTGCTTGTTCAATCCAACCTCTTTTTAATAGATAATTTAATGATTTTTTAAGCGCCTTTGACCCTAACCCCAATTTGTCTTTGAGATATTTTTCAGAGGCAAAGCAAATCCCTTCTTCTTCTCCTGATAATCTTTTCATTTGAAAATACAGTGCTTGGTCATTAGCCGTTGAGTGATTGGCAATATAATTTGGTATTATAGTGAAATACTTTTTGTCTTGGCTATTGTCTTTTATTTCCATATCTTTTTATCTAATAAAAACAAAAGAACAGAGGAATGCACCAACCCTAAGATTGTTCCTCTGCTCGTCTGTTTTAATTAAATTATTCACAGGTTGGTGCATATTCATATTTCTAAAAGCATTTTAACATATTTATTTAAAAAAAGTCAATAGGCAACTATCTTGTTTTTCCAGAGAGTTCCTTTTTCTCTTCTACCCAACCACCTTTTTTAATTTCTTTATTAGCACAATGATTATGACATATTCCAATGTCTTTATAACCTCGCCCGTGCTTCTTTTGTAGCATAACCCCATTTCTATAAATTGGAGCATTACATTTTTGACATATTTTCATATATTTTAATATCAGGGTATAAACTACCAAAAGGCAATCTAAACCCCTTACAAGCTAAATTAAAGCGATAAAAAAGGCAATTATTCTTCTAACCAAACATTGAAATCTTCTTCT